ATGGATAAAACTTTAGCTAAGATGCCTGTAAATGGTATTACGTTTGATGCTAAGGGATATTCAGCTTACAGCGAACGACAAGGGCAGCGCACCGAGTATAAGAATAGGATAGCGAGTTTTCAGGGTAGGAAGATTAAATAAGAAAAAGCCAGTAATATTATGTTACTGGCTTTTAAAATTAAATTCAACTCGGCAAAGTGATCTAATTTGATAATGTTATGGGTTCGCCTGTATATAAATCGAAAAGCGATTTATGCCAGTATTTAGAGAATTCCCATTGTCTCTGTTTATCATTTCCTGTGACAGTTATACCCTCGAAAGCTTCTAAATCATTAACTCCTGTCGATTGAACTAAATAACCGTTTATACTTATGTATAACCCCGGTTTACTCCAATCAATTTCTTCTTTAACAGGCTCAATTATTTCTGCCCAGATGCCGTTTCTGAATATAATGTAACCACCGAACCAAAGGCAATTACCGCTTAACTCAAAGCAGCCGTTATCTTCGCTTAAATAAACTTTAGATCCGTTAGACATCATTTCTATATTATCTTTAAACTCACGCTTTTTAGCCTCGTTTATTAAAGCGGCTTCAACCTCTTTATTACTGGCAATAATCCAGCTATCTCCTTCAGATAAACCCCATCCTGTATCAGTATCACACGAAACAAATTCTTTGCCCACTATAAACCCACATCCCATAGGTAAATTATCTGTTTTATCATATTTACCACTAAATAAAAATAGGCAGCCCTGTTTTCTTTTATACCACTTACCCACCTCCAAAACATTTTCCTTAAGCACTAAGCGTTTAAAATCTTCGGTGGATATTTCGGTAGATTCGGGTATACCTGAAAAACCTCTGCCTGATTGATTGACGTAAAGCCCATAACTCAGAGTTTTATTTCTGAGCGATTCAAGTCCTGAACGCCATTTTTCTATAATATCCCGATTTCGATTATTTACGGATATATACCAATTTTCAGGCAATTCAGTTAACGGCTCAGGTTTACCGGCAGGCTCGAATAATAACGCTTCGGGAGTTATGGTAACAGAATCTTCAAGCTTAAGCCCTGGTATATGTAGTTTAATTACACCTTCATCATTACGCAAAGCAATAGGCAGGGAATCAACCTTATCAGCTAATATTTTAAAAGCCGATTGCAACGCCTGTATATCGTGCGTATTTTCCATTACGCCGTTATAAAGCTGTTTTTTACGTTTGTGTTTTTTGGGTAGGAATTCGGAGGTGGAGATTATTATGCCGGGTGGATTGTTATAAATATCAACATAGCCGAGTTGGGTTGATAAATATGGGTATTTTTCATCCCATATCCACTTAAATGTTATCTTTTCCCCACTTGATCTTTTAAGCCCAGACTCGTTAAGTATCTTAACTAATTTACACGCCTCCTTCTTAGTGCTAATTTTTATGCACTCATTCGGTTTTAAATCTTTAATGTTTCTCATAATATTTTGGTTTTTATTTTATGTAAGTATTAACCGCATACGCGTGTCCCTTTTCAAAACCTTCATTATACTGATTTTTCAATGCGGCTTCGTATGTTTCCCTCATGTGCTGCAGGTTTTCGTAATCCCATATTAGGCGTTGTAGATTAGCGATTATAGATAAATCCTGAGAGTAGGGGGTGTATTCCCTGGTGTTATGTATAAGCTGGTTAATACCGTCGATGCATTGCTGAATTTCCTCAACACTCAACGGCTTTACATTAGCGCGTTCCTGTTGGTATTTTGGGTCGTTGTAGTGGATCATTGTTTTAATCGTTAGATGAATAAGAATCCGAACTGCCTGAATCGTAACTTGAATAATCAGAGGAAGAACTGCCGCTGTCATCCCAGCTACCTCCTGCGCCCGATCCGCTGTAATCGCCACCGCCGAAACCGGTATCGAAATGTGAGGGGATTAGATCTAAAGAATTCCCGTAATCCGTTTGTGTTGAATTATCTGGAATGTAGGCAGATTGGTTATTTAGCGAAACCACACCAGGATTCCAATTGTATTCAGGAAGCTTTGCTTTATAAGCTCCTGTTGATGTAAACTCATATCGAGGGTAAACGCCGTTAGCACCAGGTTTCCTTCCATAAACAAATTTTCGTGGTGAGTCTGCTTTTTTAGGTTTAATACCTAATAATTTTTTAATCCAGTTTATCATAACTTCTATTTATTAATCTCATATAGTTTAAATTCTTCCTCATTCCATTGCCTGCTGTATGCCTTACCGTTTTCGAACCTCCAAAAGCGCGGCTCACGTATTTTAAGTTCAGGTATCATTAAGGTATAGCATTCGCCCTCGGGTATTTTGATTATTTTATGTATAGTATCGGCAGATACATAATGAAACGAACCTAAAGTGCGTGTTATAGTATAAAAATTACCACGAGTATCATATATCCTTTCAATATAACTGCCTTTAATTATATGGGTTACGAAATTAAACGGATGGTCATGAGGGTCGCCTGTATCAGGTTCAGTAAAATGATTAAATGAAGCATTGAAAGGCAACCCCTCGATATGTAATTTATTGAATGCCGGGGATAGCGTTTCGCGGTGGGTGGTTAGGTTCATGATTTCGGTTTGTTTAAATAATGCTGAAAAGATATTTCGACTACCATAAACCTAATTGCTATTATATCGAAAAATAAAGCGACTAAGACTAATGTTCTTAAATCTTCATTATAAGGCAAATCTAAAATCCATTGAAATGGGTTTTGTAAATCCCATTGAATAAAAGACTTTAAAATATAAACAGACCAGTATATAATCATGTTTATAATCATTGTGTATTTTAGTTTTTTCATAATAATAAAATATAAAAAGAAAACCCCATAAAAGCCGCTACAGCATTCTATGAGGTTTCTCTGTTAGTCATTCAAGACTTATGAGTTTGCGCAGGTAGCGGTCTGCATTGCAAATATAATTATTTATTTTAATTATAAATGGTTTTTGTGAAAAATTATTTAATGTTTACGAAAGTACCTGCACCGCCAGTAGTTGTAGTTGGGAGTACTCCATCCCATTTTTGTATTTTCATGTACTCAATATAAAGCGGCGTTAGTTTCTGCTCCTTCAACTGAACAGCCTTCGCTTCTGCAAGAGCTTTTATTACTGTTTTAGCGCTATCAGCTTGTGCCAGCGCAACGATGCGTTCTTTATCTGCTCTTGCTGCACTTGCTTGTGCTGCGCTCGTTATAGCGTCCTGCGTGGCTTTTGCTTTAGCTTCTATACTTTCAGCAATGCTTCGTGGGGGCTGTATATTTGTTTTAAGCTGGCTTATTTCGAACCATTTACCAACACGCTTGTTAGCTTCAACAATAATAGCTGCCTCAAATAAAGAACGGTTATTGAATATATCCTCAATTGGATAAGTATTAGCCACATCGTTGACTGCGCCTAAAATAGCATTTTTTAGCCACCCCTGTTCAACGGCTTTAAGCCCTCCTGTCTTATAAGTAGAACGCAGGTTAGTAAACATATCGGCAGCCATAGGGGATTTTACAGAATAGTTAAATGCCGGGCTAATATCACACGCAAAACCGCCTTTAGCAACTATAACGCTTTTACCGTAATCAATATGATGCTGGTCTAAAGGTATTTGCTGCAATTCCTCGGTATAGGAATTATAAAGTATCAGCCCAGAAACTTCCTCTATATTCGATGCGCCGCGATTATCGCCCACAAGGTTTACACGCAAACCTTTATATCCGGCTTCGATTTTTTTCATTGAATACGGTTGCAGGAAAATAAATAACAAGCCAACGATAAGTAAAACGATGGGTTTATAGTTGAATTTGGTTTCCTCACGATACCCGCCCCTAACATTCGCATCGGCAATAGCCTGAGTAGATAAAATTTTGAAACGTTTTTGAGCTACAAAAGCTCCCCAGATAATCAAGAAAATGACTAATAAAATAATTGTTACCATAATAAATAAAGTTTTAAATAACAAAGCCCGTATAATCGGTAGCGTCTCACTTCTACTTCATATACGGGCTCGTATAATTTTTTGATGTTACGTATAGTGAGACGGTAACCGTACCACAAACATACAACTTATACTTCATTATTTCACAAAAAAAATACAGACATTTAAAAAATATCTGTATCCCTAAAAAACCGAACCAAAATTATGACCTATCAAACCCATTTAATAGACTACAAACATACAAATAAATTTATTACTTTTACCACATGGCATTAAGAATATATCTCGACTTTATAACTTCCGGTCACGGTATTCGTGAAATTGAAGAACCGCAGGGGGCTGATGCCGTTTCGTTTTCTATAAAACAGGATGATGGCAGGAAAGGCAGGGATACGCAATCAGCCGGGGATTCAGGTTTTAAATACCGGGTAACGGATAAAATGAACGGTTGCCTTGACTTATTATTACTGAACTGGAAATTACAATCGCATCAGGCTAAAGTTAAAATCAGCATCGATTACGGCGACGGTATTATTGTGCTGGGCAACGTAAACATGATAGATCCCGATACGGACGGTAAAACATTTTTTGAGTTCACGGTTATTCAGGACAGTATAGAGGCGAAGTTTAAGGAAACGATGGAAACTACTGTAGATTTATTTTCTACAGTAAACCTTAAAGGCGAGCCTATAACGCCATGTGCTAAGTATAAAATTTACATGCCTGCTAAGCCCTATACTAAGGAATCAGAATGGACTAATCCATCTGAAATAATTATATCGCGTTACAGGCCGTTGGGATTTCAGCCATTGGGGCCACAGGGTAATACTATTTTACCTGGTTTTTTTAATGCTATACAAAACATTACTAAAGGCGATATTGATGCGTCCCTAACTAATTTAGTTAATGAAACCGATACAGCAGGAGGTAACAGCGTTTCAGATTATAACACACCGCCGCAAAATTTCGTATTTCTTAGGGCAGATTCAAATCTTACCGGCTTAACCGCTACACTACAGCTACACCTTAAATCAGAGTGGACTAATGAATCTCCGCCTGCTACGAACATGCAGATACGCGGCAGGATATTTAAAGGCGTGTATGGCGAAAGCTTTGATGATTTTAAGGCGGCTAATATCGCAAACGGAATAACCGTATACGATACAGGCGTATTGAATACAAGCCGCAGGACGTACGAATATAACGGAACTATAGCAGATATCCAGTTACCTGATTTAAACAGAGGAGAATGCCTGTATTTTGTATTCATACATGCAGCAGGCACGGATATAGCTGTTTCAAAAAATACATTTTACCCATCAAAATTCACGATTAAAGGTAGCGAGGTAGCATATAACAGCATAATCGATGCCGTTCGTTATATTGATGCCATAAAATACGTTACGTTATCCAATTCAGGTTTACCTGTTAGCGCACCACGTTTTGAGTTTGGCGGCGAGTTTTACGACCAGTTTATAACCAATGCACAGTTAATGCGTGGTTTGGACAGACCGTTTTACGTATCTATGAAAGATATTTTAGATAAACAGATACGACCGGAGTTAAACGGAGATTATCAGATAAATAACGGAACGGTGTTTTTTGGATTACGAGAGGATTTTTACAGGAGCGTAAATATAGGTAGTTTCCCTGTACAACAGTACGACACATGGCGGTTATCTATAAACGAGCGCACCACCTGTAACGCAGTAAATATATCATTTACAAATTACGCCTCGCAAAAAGAATCTACTACGGGTAACACGCTCGATATTGTACACGGCGAAAGTGAAAACTATATCCCTAACGATATGGTTGCTGATACGCGTGATATAACCATAGGGTTTATCCGCGATCCGTTCTACATTCAGGACATGCTGAATAAAGCCAATGAAACTACTGATGACACAGCCACACAGGATGATGATAAAATCGTTATGCTTGACGTTACACAGTTTTCAGGCACACGCGAACGCAGCGAAACATCACAATTAATACATACTGTTGCGAGGGCAGGAGCAATACCGATAATAAGCCTTAAAAATGATAACTCATTTAGCTGGGTAACGCTGGGTATTTTTGTGGGCAGCATATTTAAGATACTGAATACTACGAATGCGGGTAATTACGTAGTTACAGGCGTTACAAGGCAGGATTTAACATTGCAGCCTATAGGCGATATTACAGGGCGTGAATTTTTCGATTTGCTGGATGCGAATACAAGGTATACTTATATTATAAACACCTCTATAGCGTTGAAATTAAGAACCGATGAAGGATTTACAATAATCAGCGGATTAAACGACGGCGATAATTTCGGTAATTTACGATTTACGAAACAGCGTATTTTAGAGAATTACTATAATTCAGAATTGGCCACAATATTACTGGATAACCCGTTTCCGATTAAAAATACTAAATATCTGTATGGTAAAAACGCGATTACGCAGTTCGGCAGCGAGCCTATAATAACCGAGGGAGAAACGTTTTACCCTGCAGGAGCAATTTTAACGCGTTTTAATTTTGAGTGCGAATTACAGATGAACATTGCGGAATATTTCGCGCTGCAGTCCGCCGTGAAGCTAAGCCGGGGTTATATTGAAACATTAGATCAGGACGGTTTAATTATTCAGGGCTACCCTAAAAATATGGAATGGACGGGTTTAATATTCGGCGCAGAAACTCCCCAAGAATTTGGAGGCGTAATGAAAGGCATGTTTGAAGAAAAATATAATCAGTTTCAGGTCGTGATTATCGCGGAAGGCAACACCAGGGTAATAAACGGAACTCGTTACGAGGATGGGTTTAGATACAGCTTAGATGGTTTAGGTTACATAACTCTGAAAGATTACAACAGTAAACGAATACTGCCACCCGTACTATATAACCGTATTAGGATTAATGATAGCGGGGCGGCAATAAGTGCGCAGGAGGTTAGCGGGTGGCTTAATTTGTATGCGGTGCGTTGATGTGGTCACACTCCGCTAATAGTGTGTTTATTGAAAATTGTTTTTTCATATATTTTTTTAAATCCATTTCTGTCACGAATTTCAATTCATTCTTCTTTGATAATGACCACGGCATATAAAAATCTCCGTTAAATCTAAAACCACCCATCCCCGCGCTATATGTCAGTTTAGGATACTCACGATAAGGATATTCTTCCGATTTCTCAGTATCTTCAAAAACAGCGAATGATTCAGTGAATATGCTGCCTCCTTTAATCCTTATCTGATACATGATTCGGCCTTCAATATCATATGTAGTTGGATTTAACTTAAATTTAGTTAATATATAATTATATATACCATCTGTCAACTCAAATTTCCTATCAAAAGGCAGTCGCCTAAAGTCTCTATTTTTCATTTCCTCTTTTTATTTTTAGGTTTTAAATGTCTCATTTTATTTCTTGTTTTTCCTGTTCCGTTATTTTTGAAGCCCTTAATTATGGCATCGGATACTTTAGTTTCAGATTCGAGTATTTGTTTTTCTCTTAGGGCGCGAGTGCGTGGGCAGATATATTTTATAGCCCTATCGTATCCGCATATATAGGTTTCTTTAGGCTGCATCTTATTTAATATTACGTTCTATTTCTCTAAAAACATCTATGGTTAATATATCACATTCAAGGCAGAAAAATTTTAAACTATTGTATTTATCTAAATATTTTTTCCATAAATCAATATCTGAATTTTTCCAAGTCTGCGCACCATCCCAATATGATTTTAATTTGTCTATGGCTTTTTGGTTCATTTCGTTTATTTTTTAAATTATTGTTATTCCAAATATCCTTAAGCACACCGAGTAACCGACTAATAATTTACCGGCATAACCGTTGCGTGGTGAAAATAAGCATCGGTTTATAGGTTTAATAACCAGTTTTTATTTTTCATTCGTTTATATGTGGTAATATTTGATTTAGTTTATTTTTTAGCAATAACAAATCTTCTCTGCTTAATTCTATAGAATGCGCTTCACCAGAAACATTATTTCCAATCCCTATAAAATAGCTATCTTCAAAAGTTGTTTTATCTATGCCAAAAAACAGCTCTAAATCTCCTTTTTGTACACTATGTAATATGTCGCTCATAATTCAATTATTTTTTCGTAGTTAGGATTTTGCCCGTAATCTGTAAATAAATTACTTAAAGGCAGGGCGTAGTTTTTGTCGGGATGGGTTTGGGTTATTATTATCGTTTGCATCCGGCAGCCGGTTTAAGTTCATAAGGAAACTCCACACCATACGTCATACCCTGAAATTTATATTCCCCGGTAAATGTTCCGTTGATTAAATTACCTGTAACTGATATTGGTGTAATACCGTCGCTGTGTTTTATTTTTAGGGTTTTTTTCATTTTAGTGTTTAATGTTTTATAAAATCTATTTCAGTAGCGCCATGCCTTTTGAAATAATCAATTGTCCTGTTGACGCTGCTTACTTTTTCCCAGTCGTAAGCTAAGCATATCTTGTCAGGTCTTATCCCTCTCGCGCTGTTCTCGTTGTGTACATGACAGCAAACATCTTTATCAAAATCATTTAATTTTAATATTTGCCTATACTCCTTTAATGAGGGTGTTATTACAGCTATTGAAATTTTCATAATCTTAAATTTATTTAAATACCTGTTGATTACTCCCTTAATCCTATCTGATTGTGATACCGGTAATCGGAATGTTTCACGCTTGCTGGGTTCTCCGAAATCGAGTTTACGCCCGGCGTTTTTTGGGTTTCTTTTACTCATGATTAATATACTGGCGGTTTAGGTTTTATTATAGGCTGGTAGTGAGAAAATACAGGCTTACCTGTTTCGTGGTCTATGGCATTAGATAATCTACCGGTAAAAATATCTACACGGTAACCTATACCCTAATTTACTTTTGAGTAGACAAAGTACGAACCTTCAGTTGTTGGCAAATCCGCTTCACTTTCAATTTTAACCCAGCCGTTGTTATCTTCGATGCCTGAAAGTGATTTCGGTTTCCAATATATCCACCCATTTCCCAGTTCGGAATCGCACTCAAAGAGACCTTCTTTGTAATCTAAACCATAATCAATAAGGGTTTGCTCAGCATCTTCCTGCCCATTGAGGCAATAACCACAGTTAAACGAGCCTTCAGTATCAATATTTTCTTTATTTAATTCCCAGTGCGCCCCGTAAGCCTCTTTAATCGCTTGTTCTTTTGGTGTCATAATTATTTATTTTAATTGGTTTTATTTTTCACAAATATACAGCTTTATTTTAATTACGCGCGCAAAATTACATTTATTTTTTTAGCTTATTTTTATTCGGTATATTTACACTCGAAATGCAGCAACCCACTTTCATATCATTATACAATACATTTAACGAGGCAATGTACTATCGTAACAGCCCCTTTATGGATATTTATAATTTTGAGGGTGTGCAATTATTACCTAATTCAGATTACAAATACATTCAGCGTACATACGCCCCCGATGGTATAAATCTTGAAATTGACGATGCGGTGCTGCGTGATATTTGTGGAGACATATTAATTAATATACCGGCAGAATGTTTTGAGATAATCCAAACGTTTAACGATCCGCGAACAGGCTTGCCGCAGGTAGACTGGTCGTTCCTTCCTCTAACATCACTTGATTTTGGCTTACAGCCCGTTTACATCGAATTCAGGCAGGCAGCAGGCTCAATATACAGTACGCCATTTTATTTGTCGCAGGATAACGCAGAATATACTTCACGATGGGATTACAGGAACAACCTTGAAGATACGATGTTATCTACGCAGTTATTTATATGGTTTAGGCAGAAAAAATCAGATTTAACACTTGTTAATTACAAACAAATCGGAAGCGGTAAAGAAACGAACCGCGTTAGCCAAATCAGCAAATACGAACGCTGGCAAACAGGCGTTGTAGATATTGAGGTTTTCGAGCGTTTTAAGGATATGTTCCGTAATCAGTATGTATATTCGGATTTACAGGTAACGGATTTAAAAGAAGCTCCCGAAACACCTGATACCGAAGGCAGGGAGAATTTTATAGAGAGTGAAGTTTTACTACTTCGTGATCCGTTCGATTTATACGATCCGAATTACGCGCCACCGATACCACCTGATCCACCATTGCCAGTATATGAGATAATTTTATCCGCTGTTGATTCGCTAAACGAAAACGTTGTGCAATATACGCACCAGCAAATAAATTTTGATCCTGAATTCCTGTTATTCCAATGGAGTTTAGACGGCGTAACATGGACGGACGAAATGAGTGTTGCAAATACTTCATTTCCTGAAAATACAGTAGGCGTACCGGGACATATAAACGGAGGTTTTTATTATAGCGTTTACGATCCGATTACAGGCACACGATCTAATGTATTGCAGTTGCCTGCATTAACGATTCATTTAGATCAGGTAAGCACCAACAATACTAAGTTTAATCCTATAGGGAATACATACGAGCTGGCGTTCACATATAATTTCACGTTATCCACTTCGCCAAGCGCAGGATTTTTCGCTGAAATATCAACGGACGGCATAAACTGGATTCGTAACGTTCGCGGAAATATCAGCCCTTTAATCGTGGCTACGCCTGCATCGTCGGTACAATACAGTTATTTCAGGATTGTATATCCTGTTTACGGGATAATTTCAAACGAAGTTATATTTTCACTACCAACAACTTAATTATGGCTATACCTGTAAACAGATTAATAATAACGAGGAAATCAGCTAACCATTGGGTGTATGTACTGAACGAAGAACCCGATACAAGGGACGCCAACGCGTACACGGGCAACCGTAATGGAAATCTGATAACGATAAACACGATTACAGGCGCGATAATACTGCCCGACGTGTATTATAGCGTTATATCGTATTACAGCGAAGTAGATCCGTCTAAAAATATGGTTACGCCTGTAAGCGCAGAATTGTTACAGGGACACTTGATAGAAGAAACATTTTTCAGGATACCCACAGGCGGAACAGGCGGCGGCGGTTCGGGTGGTGTAGATGAATTCAAACAGTTAACCGATGTTGACGTTCCATCGTTCACGGGACGTAACGGGCAGATACTATACATAGACGGGTTATTTATCAGGTCGATGCAAAACCCGCTGCTAAATATCAATTTGCAGGATTTAGCAAACTACTTAAACCCGGGATATTTTCCACCGGACAGCTACTTAATTACAGGCAGCCAAACCGATGTAAGCGGAAACGCAACGGGATTTGGGGTTGCACCGATATTGAATTTGATTGACAGGCCAGCGGAATTTAACGAGCCTAAATTATACCGAAAAGGATACCAGTATATAGACGGAGTATTTACGAGAAACGAAGATACATACATAAATGAAGTTGGAGACTATTTTAAGGTTGTAATTTTTAATGAAGCAGGATACCCTATAGAATACACGGGCAGATGGAAGGGCGGTGACCTCACAGATTTAGCAAGCATAGAATGGGGAGATGGGGATTTTTACCCCATGGACGGCGAGCCGGGCTATGAAGAAAGTAATTAAACAATTTATTATATGAAGCTTTTAAAAGGTAAAGTTAATTTCGTTACCGATCCCGAAGTTATAACGGATATAAATAACGTAGAGCCATTAGGTAGATTGACTTCCGGAGAAAACGCAGGAGAATTAGTGACTATTCCTTTCAGCGAGTTTTCAGGAGGGATAGATCAGGATAATATCGATATTAGGAAAAATGTATTAACAAACAGCTCCGATTTAACGGATATACTGGCAGCTATAAACGCCTTACCATCATATACGGTTAGCCAAATTCAAAGTGTTTGGTTTACTGTTAGTGTGAACGAAAATGACGCTGTGTCTACTTATTTTTATAAATTATTCAACAAAGGAAAAGGCACTTACGGGGTGGGCGGTATTCAGATAACACGAGGCGACTTAGGGCTGATAAATGCTAATGTTCCTGCTGCCGATGAAGTAGAAAGTGATCCTACAACGGATACCGTGAATTATGGTGCATTAACTACTCAGAATGTTTCGGAATGGTTGAACACACAAACCACCCCCATAGTAATACAGCCGCAAACCGATGGTTATACCCTGTTTAAAGGTACGATAAACGGAGTAGAGCAGTCGTATTTATTCGTAGGCGCATCGGGTACTTACGGAGTGGGGCAATTGCAGTCTACAGTTAGTGATTTTCAGTTGTTGAGTGAAACAACGCCAGTAGATGATTATATACCGAGGTTGGGAACAGAACCAGGAAGACCCGTAACTGGAGATATAGAAATGTTGGGTTCTGTGAAAATATACAGCTCTGATGATGTTGAAGGATTATATTCTATTTTTGGTTTTCAAGACGGATACTCAACTTTTAAAACCACAAATACAAGTAGTGGGTTTTCTTCAGAAATATTCTCAACAGGGGATGATTTGATTATAAATGCCACGAACCCGGATTCAAAAGGTTTAACGGCTAATTATGATTTCACAGCTAATGCTATAGGGGATTTAGATTATGTTCAGAGAAAAGGTATAGTGGCTATGATTAACGCCGTTCCAAACCTTTTAAAATCAGAATACACAGCTACAGGCGGAGAAACAAGTATTACAGTTACCGATTTAATAGGCAGAACAATAATGCTATTCAATAGAACGCAGCCATATAAAGTTATTACATCAGGTACTCCTACAGGATTACAGGTATTATTCAATAACACTACAGGCAGTCTAACATTTGATGCTACTTACCCTCTAAATCCTACTGAATACATAAACATACTTAGCCAGAGCAGCACTCCTGTTGTGCCACCAACACCTCCTGCAAACTACATAGTTAGGACTGTAAATACTTATAATGATATGTTATCTACCTTATCAGGAGATAGCCCTACTGTTACCATAAGATATATAGTTCTTAATGATACAGTTTACGGAGACGGAAAAAGAAGAGAATACACGCACTACAACAATGAATTAACATATACCGTAATGGTATCAGAATTAAACGCTTAAAAAATGGCAAAACCTATAAATGTACAATCAGCTTCATTATCTTTAATAGATACTTTAATGAAGGATGGAGACTTTAAAACAAGAAATTCAGGATTTGTAGTTCCTTCGGGTACTACCATAAACGCAACGACAGGGTATACAGCTACATCAAGCGGAATATCATTAGAACAGTTTGCTTTTCAGCAGGTTTATTTACTTTGGTACGAGGTTGTTGTAGATAAAACATGTAGGGTACAGCCTAAAATAACAACCACATCATCTTTGGTAGTAGAAAACACTATAAGAGAGCATGCGCCAGTAACTCAAATACAGGCAAGAAACTCAAAGAGGTATGAGTTTAATAACTTTATAAGGCCGGGGTATGTAATAGCCTTAGCGGTTAGAGATATGGAATCTCAATCAGCAGGAGTTACCACAGAAGCTTTAAATATATTCATAAATTATAGCTATATACTTTTGCCTTTAAATTATGAGAATTATAATCCTGATAACATTTTCGTAGGCATAGGCGACAGTATAACCGCAGGGCAGCAAAGCGCAACTCAGACTAAAGTACTTTCGGATTTGTACACTACATGGTTAGGTAGGATGTTTAAATCTAAATGGGATAGCGGCAGCAGTCTAAAAGTAGTTAATCGAGGCATACCTGGTTCTACAGCCGAAGATATAGCGTTACTTTCGAGATACGGATTTTTGCCTGTATCTGATAATTCAAAAGTAAAAGTTGTTACTGTAATGCTTGGAACTAACCAAACGCCTACTTTAGCAGCTTATCAATCGGCACTAACAGAAATCATATTAGCAGCTAAAAGGGTATTTCCTAACGCTACAATAATTGGTTTAGGCCCTATATTTTACCCGCTTGCATCAAGCCCTACTTACGAAGCGACTTTACAGACTTACAGAACATGGCTTCAGGGTTACATGGCTTCTTTCAGCAGTACCAAAATGCTTTATTTTGATATGAGTACGGTTATAACTTCATCTAACTACACCACCTACGGCTTATCTACTACAGAGGTACATCCTAATAACTCCGGTAATCAAGTTATGGCGACAGCTTTATTAAATTTTATGACAACTAATAATGTAGTAATATAATGGGAACATTTAAGTTATTTCACGGATTAAGGACATACGTATTTCCTGATAGAAATATAACAGTAGCAGGAACTGACGATGTATCTTTAAAAGTAGATAAAGCAGGAGATACAATGACCGGGGATTTAAACACAAGAAGTTTATTTCCTGTAACCGGCAGCACCAGCGATTTAGGACAGGGATCGAGGAGATATAGAGTTGCTTATTTAAATAGGATTATAGCAAATATAATAGGGCCTTTATCAACTTCTGCGGCAGACGAATTAACATTTATAAATTCAGCGGGGGTAGTTAACCTAAGACAATTTGTGTCGGGTAACTGGAACTTTGGTACATTAGGTTCTGATCCAGGATTCACTATGCAAGTACAGGGAACCGCGAATGTTACAGGCCAGTTAACTATTCCAAACGGAACTACAGCGGCAAGCGCAGTAAACCTATCCCAACTAAACGCCGTAGCCAACAACAAACCCGTTAGAATGCTTACGGGCAATACCACGATAACTACAGCAGACTATTATGTGGCACTTACCTCTGGAAACGGTACGTTTACCCTCCCTACAGGGTTAACTACTAATATGGAGTTTGTTATTAAAAACAAAGGAACAGGGGTTTTAACTATTGGCGGTACTGTTGACGGCATAGTTAACCCTCAGTTTAATACGCAAGGTTCGGGTCTTAGGGTACAATGGAACGGTACAGCATTTGATAAAACAGGATCATTTTAATCAATTAATTTATATAACATGAAGAGAATTTTAAGTATTTCAGCGGTTTTTATCTGCATTATGGCTGTTATTTTATGGGGTGTGGCATTCAAGGAAACTCCTGTAGCTGGACTATCCGTTCCCTACACATACACCAGTAACGCATCCGGGATAATTACCGTAGTGTATCCTAATCCGTATCAGGTAATACCTAATGTGCAGGCCAACATTGTAAACCAGGCATCAACAGGCAGGCAGCTAATCAGGATATACAATAACACCGTGTCCGGGTTTACCTGCCAAGTGTATCAACAAACAAGCGTAATACCAGCGTTATTAAATTTAGAGATACTTTTAGCAAGCACAACGCCCGTAGCTAACGCGGATGTGGATTTTTTAATTACAGCAAAGCAATAATTTAGTATATTTGTAAACGCAGGACGACATACACTCCTGTGTTTTATAAATCACTACTCTATGAAAACTATTTCAGATAACATAAAGCCTACAATAGCCTTAATGGTTGTGGTATTATCTTTTACATATTTTTTTCTGTGTACGTTTGGAGAAGTAAATCCGGATCCTCAAATAATAATAGCCATCGTTGCCGCACTTGGTAATACTCAAAGTTATTATTTCGGATCATCTACCGGCGCAGCAAGAAAAGACGAAACAATTTCTGATTTAGCTAAAAAACAATGAAAGAATTCTTAAGCCGTTTAACAGGGGTTGCCGTTGTAATCGTTGTGGTTATAGTAATAAATTTCGGGTGTTGCGATGCGGGCAAGATTAACAAAAATACTGATGACCTTAAAAAACAAACTGACAGCATTAAAACGTCAAAACATATTCAGCGAGATTACCAGGGAAATGGGGTTTTCCAGAAGAACCTATAAAATAGCTGTCCTGTTTTGGATAGCATTTATGATTTACGTATTTTATCAATTTTTAAAAATATTTTTATGCCTTACACAGTAGCAGAGGTTTTTATCGAAAGCGATGCGCACAAATTAGTTGCAGCAGGTAAAAAAGCATATATCGGAGGAACTAAATATTACGGTTATATTGATGACGCAACCGAAGTGTTGCCTCTCGATACATTTCAGTCGGTTGAAATTTCAGACAAAAGAAACGAAACGTTAGGGGAGATAACGTATGATTCGGTAACGAGTACATGGCCGGTACTAAGACCGCGTAAAATGTTCCCGCGTATATGATTTCGGTTAAAAATTTATTTAAGCAGGTTTACGCCTGCTTATTTAATTTAAGGGCTATATTATTCGAAAATGTAAGTTTACTCGTTATTTTTATTTTAGCCTGCAATACTTACGGGTACGCGATATTTTATTTCAGGTACACACTGCCTATGTATACGGGTAAGCCAGTAGCGGATTGGTACGAGGGTTTTCATGAGCAGGGATTGATGTTAGCGAATGGATCATTTCTGTTTTTAGCACTTATGTTTTCAGTAAGTCATAAATTTAATCTGCCTGCGAAAATAGCGTTTTTGGGTTTATGTTTAAAATGGTTTTTATCTGAAATATACATAGTATTTAACTTAGGTACTGGTTTTTATACCGCCAGTATCATGTTAGCTATTTATTGCGTGGCGTTAGTTTTTTCATTAGCAAAAATAACCCGCAGAATTTAACTATATTTACGTTGTAATTACAAACTGATGCTAAACAAAATATTTCTATTAATTACGACGTATTTAATAACGGAAACACAGCATGACGCGCCTATGGTTGCGTTATCGATATTTATGGCGGCCTTAGCAGGTTTTGCTATCCGTTTAGGTATCGATTGGCAGAATAACCAAATAACTCTTAAACGCATCGCTATACAGATTTTATACATTGGTGGTCTATGTTGGGCAGGGTTAAATTTTTGGTCATATCTGGATCTTAATTTTCCGGTAACAACTTATGTTTTCTTTGTGAGTCTTTTTAGTATTTTTATTGTTGGTTTGTTAGATAAAATAGGTAAGGTAGGTTTAAGCGTATATTTCAAAAACCTGCTTAAAAATTTACTGGCAGATGATGAATTAAAAAATAAAGACCATGATAATTAGCATAGCCAATATAATCCTTATTATTTTAATGATGTGCTTTATAGTGTATCTCAGTTACATCATGTCCGGGATGAAATATAATTTTTGGTATATTTTAATGAGGGCGTTGCGGCATAAAGACAGAAAGCCTTTAGAATGGCTTATGAGTAACAGGTATTTACTATCTGTGCCGCCACTTATGTTAAGTATATTTATTATTATACTAACATACGTTAACCAATTAAAGCAGGGTTTAATATCTGTACGTCCGGGTGTCGCAATATGTGCAGGCGTGGCTTTATGGGTTTGTTTGATATACTACAATAAAGAACGCGACGATAAATTGAAGGAGTATCAGAATAAAGATAAAAATTAAATATTATGAAGAAAGAGATTGTACACGGTTCGCCTGTAAAGGGCAAGACAGGTTGCGGAATAGATGAATTAAGCGGCGGAATAGGAGTTTAAAATTTAAATTAAAATATTATGGCAGAATTTAATACGCTCGGATTACAGGCAGATATAAAAAACCTTGCGCCCGTAATAGTTAAGTGGGAGGGAAAATATGTTAACGATCCATTAGATAAGGGCGGAGCTACAAATATGGGTATTACGCTTAACACATGGAAACAGGTCGGGTATGATAAAAATAATGATGGAGAAATAACCGATGCCGATATAAGGCTGCTTAATGAAAACGATTTTAAAGCCGTTTTACGAAAGTACTGGGATAAATGGCATGCAGATAAGATACAGAACCAAAGCATCGCTAACATCCTTGTTGATTGGTACTGGGGTAGCGGTAAATGGGGAATAGTTATCCCGCAAAGATTATTAGGTGTAGTTGCGGATGGAGTTGTTGGAGAAAAAACAATTTGCGCTTTAAATGCTCAGAATCAAAAAGAATTCTTCGACAAAATATTTGCAGCCAGAGTAAAATTCCTAAATGATATTGTAAAAAATAATCCAAGTCAAAAACGTTTTATAAAAGGATGGCTTAACCGATTGAATGATTTTAAGTTTAAGGAATAATATTGATTCCACACGGAATTAGTTTCGAAGCCCGGCGCATTAAATTGTTGTCGGGCTTTTAGTTTTAAAAGGTGTCGAATTCGACGGGTTATGAAATAAAAAAAACCAGTTCATGTATAAGGGCATGGTTAGCAGCTATACAGTAAACTGGTTTTGGATAGAAATTATGACGAGGTAAATATAGTGATTATATTTTAAAACTCAGTAGTTAAAAAAGGAGTTCCTTTAGGTTGTTTGAAAAAATATTTTTCTTCTGCATCACCATTTTTAACGGCTTCTAAAAAATCCTTTTCACTATCGTAAACATCTTCGTAATCTTCTTTGTTTATCCATAAATCAGAAGGTGTTATTTCGGCTTTTACTCTTAATGTAGTCTCAGAATAATCTACTGCTACATCATTATCTAAATGTTCGTCAGGAATTAAATTAGCAAAATCCCTTAATTCTCTCCATGTTGACGGTTTTATATCTTCAGCCATAATAATTATTAGCGATTAACCTACGTATCGCGAGATTTTATTTATTTTAAAATTCATCATCCGAAGGTAATTCAGGCATCAATGGTTCGGGAGCGGGTATATCCAACGGTTCAGGTTCTGTTACTGGCTCAGGAACATCGAGTGGCTTAGGAACATCAACCACATCATTTACGGGCGAAACAATTTCAGGCTGTATAACTTCGAAATCATGCGTTTCAGTTATAGGCTGTTTAACGAGTTTGTTTATCTCGTCTATAACATTTTTTGACTGCAGATTTTCATCTACACCGATACTCATTACGTCCTTACGGTTAAGGTCAGAACCGAATAGCATTCCGAAATGGTCGCAAGCATCTTTTATGGCTACTGTTTTAGCTATTGGAAACGCCATTGCTAATGCGCCTGGATTTATCATCGCTAAATTAGCTGCTGATTCTCCTTTTTTGGTCTGTAGCTCCTTTGCGCCAACACCATCGTGATAATCCCAATCCAATGTTACAGGATTTTGATAATGCACTCTTACAATCACATACACACCGTTAAAAGCAGTTCCCTCACGCAAAACCTCAATTCTATAAGCCTTGAATATTTTTTTAAGCAAGAACTCTACTTTATCAATAGGCAAGTACTTATAATTAGCAATGTAAGGATGTGTTTTTACCCATTCCTGTTTTGGAGGCTGATTAAGAAGCGCGGTTAATACATCATTAGATTGAGCAAGCTGTACATCTTTGTACAGGTCATTTATTTTTGGTAGTTTATTTTCTGACATAGTGTTTTAGATTAGAATGGTAAATTATCGTCATCCTCGGCAGCAGGCACGCCCGGCGCAGACTCAACCCAAACACCTTTACCTTTAGCTACCAAAACATCATGATTCCATCCTGCTGTAGCTAAATACTGAGCCTCGGTAAAATCTGTAGCGGTATGTTTGTAGGTTTTACTGGCAGCTTTAGGTGCGACGGGATTAGCGGCTGGTTGTTGCGGTGCGGATCCCTCTGCTGCTTTTATTCTCCAGCCCTGAATGGCGTTGAAATATTTTGTTTCGCCTTGCGGGTTTACCCATTCTTTACCCCGTAAATTTACCGCTATTTCTACAGACTGCCCTACAGCGTATTTATCGAGATAATCGCATTTATCCTGAACGAACTGGATATTTATGTGTTGCGGATATTGCTCGTCTGTAGTTACTACAATTTCCCTGCTACTGAATGTTCCGCGAGTTACCATTTCTCCAATGAATTTAACCCTGCCTGTAACTGTTATTTCTGACATAATTTAAATATTTATATAAGTTTTATTGTTTAATATGTTATGCATCGCTGTAGTAGTAACATTGTATACTACAGATAGCTTTTTAGTTGAAAATCCATTTTTATTAAAATACCTTGCATGCCTCACATCGGTATTTGTTAGTTTAGACATATGATGTTTGTCAGATGTATTATGAGAGATTAAATTATTAGAAACAGCGTGTATCTGATTCTCTTGATTAGTACACCATTCTAAATTCTCTACCCTGTTGTTTTGTTTGTTTCCGTCGATATGATTAACTTGTGGTTTGTCGTTGTTATTTTCGATGAAAGCAATAGCTACCAGTCTGTGAACGCCTGTATGGAATTTAGATTTATTCTTTGATAGCGATACTTGCGTATAACCCTTAGAGGAAATATCGGCTTTTATCATCCTTCCCTTTTGAATTCTATTTCTTCCGCTTGAAACTAAAACAAAATGATCTATACTCTTAACCCTCCCTAAATTACTTACCCTGTATATTTCCTCATAACCCGATACAGGGAGCCAAATTTCCTCATCCATAATTTTATACGTTATCCCGCCGGATTTAAATTATTGTTTTCTGTTTTATTAAACTCCTCCCACCTCAAAACCAAGCCGCACACAGCAGGTAAATCATCGGGTTCTCTTTTACCTGAAATGCTATCAAATATAGATTTAGCT